GATCGCCGCAAGAGCCAGAATAGCGAGACCAACTGGTGTCAGAAAGAAAAAGTTTAACGCTGCTCCGACCGTTGCAACGATTCCACCGAATACACCTACTGCGGTTCCTGCTGTCGTCGCTGCTGTTGCTGTCGCTGCCCCTGCTGCTGTTGCAGCAATTCCTGCTTGTGTCGCTGCAACAGCAGAAGCAGTAAAATATCGAGCAATATTCCCCCAAGACATTATGATCATTCCGACATAAATAATGATTGGACTACTTAAAGCTAGCAGTCCTAAGAAAGCAGCAATCACACCTTGAATGGGGGCGGGAAGAAAATTAAATGCACTTACTAATCCCTTCAAAAGCGGGACTAAGGTGTCTCTCAAAAATGCAGCCGTATTCTTGAATATTTGTAATAAGCCACCCTCTCCGAGTTCAATAGCAACCACTTGAAGTTCGGTTACTAGCTGTTTCCACATGAAATTAAAGCTCTTAGACGCTATCTCAAATGCCCTATCTGCATCCCCAGTCGCCTCATTCATTCGTATAACTTCCTGTGTATAGATCTTAGTCATGGCACCGGTCGTGCCCATGATATTCTTCAGAGCTTCAATACGCCCAACAACACTAAATAATCCAGACTCATTATCCTTGAATTTATCTCGTAAATCCGCTAAGACCACACCTAAGCCTTCAGGACCTCTTATTCTATCCTTTAGTTCACGATAGGATGTCCCTACAGAATTTAGAGCTCTTTCACCTCGATCAGTCTCTCTAGTTAATGCTGCAAACACTGAATTCAGCTGGGTGACCGCCAGCCCAGCAGGAACACCTACTTTCGTTAACGTAGCAAAGTTAGCTGCGACCTGCTCGATACTGACACCCATCTGTGCTGCAAATGGGGTAACGTTCGCTAAGACAGGGGCCAATGCACTGGCTTCGGCACCACCGTCTCTAACAGCTCGCGTAAATACATCGGCTGCGCGGGCTGCCGTCATATTAGCAGACCCATAGGAATTGATTATGGTAGTGATCCCCCTAGCAACGACATCTACTTCGCCCATGCCAGTGGCAGATAATTTAGCGGCCCTCTCAAGAATGCTAAATGCAACTGATGTATCGTCAACTGTAGAAGAAACCGCATACATTCCTTCAGCCAGTTTTACTGGTCCTATCCCGACAGCAGGTGCTAAATCCAGAATCTGTTGTCTTACTCCAGCGAGCTGCTCTTCTGTAACAGCAGCCAATGATACAGACCTTAACATAGCCTCTTCAAAATCGCCACCAAATTTTATGACCGCTACTCCCGCTCCTATAATTCCTGCCGAAACAGGGATTAAGACTGCACCTAATTCACTTAGACCACGACCTAATAGCGTAAATTTGTATGCTGAAGCTTCAGCCGCTTTTCCTGCGTCAGCGGTAGCAGCAGCGGCCTTCAGAATCACCGTGTCTGCCTTAGAAGCAACTTTAGCAGCAGAATCCAGGGCAGCATCAAATTGTTTAGCTGATCCAGAAGCCGCTAGAAAGGAAGCTCCTAGTTTATTGCTGACAACCTCAGTCTTAGTCTGAAGCTGTTCAAGGGACATAACAATCTGGTCAATCACCGGGCTCATTTCATTCCGGGCTCGGATAATCGCGAGAAGATCGCCGATGTTAAGCATCTTTAGACTCTTCGAATTTCCTTTTGTTCAGCTCCCACGCTATGTCGCGAACTCTGTCTATCCCTGCACCCTTCGGCCTTTTTGAAATGTCCCGTTCCTTTTGACCCTCCTCGTAGCTGTGCTTAGCTGCCGTGTAAGCTCTCAGATCTATGATCTTCCAGATCAATCCATCTACAGAATCCTCGATTGCTTGGATAGCCGCGTTTGGAAGACAGTGAAATTCCTCACAAACACGGCTAACGAGATACTCCTCAGAAACTTCTCCGTCCCCATCGAGGAACTGATGGAAACGAACTAGTCGTTTTTTGCCTGTTCAGCCGTTTCGGGGCGACTAAATTCGAAGACGGCTTCGGCGAGGAACTTTGCAGTTGCTTCGTCGAGGTCATCCGTTCCGGCCGGAAGCTTAGAATCATAGGTCCAGGAGACGATGCCGAACTTAAGGAGGGAATCGCGATCGTAATTATCCAGATTTGCCTCTTGAGCGTCCTGGAGTTTCTTCACCTTATCTGCGTCAACGTCACGGAGAGCCTTCAGCATTTCTCCGCCCATCTCGCGCATGAAGCCGACTCCCTCACTTTGGCGGGCTTTAGCGGCCTCTTTGAGCTGACGGTGAGAGAGCTTGCGGATAATCGCGGAAACTTTTTCGTTGGGAATTTCGACTGACTTTGTGATGTTTGTGACGAGTGCCATCTTAGACTCCTTCTAACTAAAACTGACCAGACTGACGTGTGTTGAAGAGCATGTCGTCGACTACTTTCTGCGGTGTATCCGGCCAATGTGTGAACGTTGCCTCTGGATTCGACAACCCCGAGAAGAATCCACTTTGCTTCATCCGAGAGACAAAATCGTAAGTCAAGCAGTCAGGGCAGGAAAATTTCCCACAACGACCGTAGAGCTTCTCTCCAGCCTTCGTCTTTCGATCACAACCGTGCCCTCCGGCGGCGGTTATGTTGATGTTGAATGTGCCCATTCTGACCCTCCTAACTAATCTAACGCCCGTGTAAGCCCTTGCGCTTGCTTGCCTTAACCCACTATTACCCGCCCAAATTGAACGCACCTAGCGCCCGCTACACGCCTTCACCGGGTGCTATAGCGTAGCAGCAAACCGGCGTTTTACGGCCGGGTTGCCGTTAGCTATTAGGACCAGACTCCGGTGCTCTTCTGGCGAACCAACGCGGCATATTCACTCAGCCCATCCTTCTTGAGAAGGACCTCGTACTTCACCAAATGCACCGTGATCGTGAAGGTCTTCGCCGTTGCCGCCACGATGACAAGAACTCGGCCAACGCTAGCAGGCGCAATGTCAGCCGCCGCAATCTGGAAGACAACGTGCGGGCCGACCGTTGCCGTGTCGTCAAAGAACCCAGAAAGCGCGACATCCGCAACTTTCGTCAAACCCACTGGAGTGTGCTGCTCAGTTGCTACACCGAATGGATTCGTCTGTTGAGTGATGGCCTCCACCCCTATGTTACCGATAGAGGTAACGTAGGGAGTGATGATCCTCGGAGTGCCTCCGGGAGCATCGTCGAACGTCACGGTTACAACGCTTGGGCCGAATTTAGCCATGTCTTTTTCTCCTGTGAATTGTTAGTTGCGGCTCAATCCGGTAAACACGGTAATGCTCCCGGCCCCTGTTAAAACTCCATTCGAGGAAAGGTAACGGTCAACAGTTCCAGACACCGTCTTTCGTTCCTTGGAGTTTGCTGCTGTAATCGTCGCAAAAGTAATTAGAGCAGAATACGTAATGTCGTCCGGACTGTGCATGATCTTGACAACGGTGTTCGTGGCAACAGTGAAAGCTGTTACTTCGAGATAGCCAACACCACCAGCAACGGAACTCGTGCGAATCAGCGTTCCGTCGTTACCAGTGCCGGTCGATGCAGTCGTATCAATCGCGACAGTGAATGTTGTGGTACCCGTTACCGTGACTGCTAAGTCACTGTTGATATCTGGCACAGCTAACGTATTACCCGAGATAAGCACCTTCTGCCCGGTCGTTAGGCCGTGCGCCTTAGCGGTCGTTACCTCACAGGGGTTCGCCTTCGTGGACCCCGTGATGGTGAACTGCCGCTGGATAGGATCTACGGAATAATCTACGGGTGCATCAGTCGCTCCAGCCCCGCCAGTCTTCGTATCCCAATCTGCCGTATAAGCTAGAAGATGCTGCACAATCACACCATCATCCACAGCGCCTGTGACCAAATACGTTACGTTAGCTTTTGTGATCCCGTCCTTCGCGTCAATCACTTCGTACTTCGTATCGATTGCACCCTCGAAGCCCATGAATGGTTTTCCGATGGTATTACCGTGGATTGCAGCGGCTACGATACGACTCACTCCGATTACTGTAGCAACCGCAGTATGAAGAGTGTCCACCGCTGCATCATAGAGCCCACCACCAGCAACAAGAATCCCTTTGACGAGCCCAACAGGAGTGTGAGATTCTCCTGTAACCCCGAACGGATTCGTCTGCTGCGTGATAGATTCACGGCTCATCGAGGCGTTTTCCATAATCGCCGGAGCGAGATTATGACCGTCGATGAGTCGGACGGAGAAGGACGAACCGGCGTATTTAGCCATTGTTTTCTACCTCTTCGACGGAACGCCCAATATCTGTGAAGAATTCTTCCTTGTCAGTGACGGAATCAGCGACGGGCTTAGTCATTGGTTCAACCTTCTTGGCCCCAGAATCTAGCACCCATCCTCGCTCGACGTAGACTTCGAGGGACGACTTCGGCATGTCTGAACAATTCTGACCAGCAACTACGGTCTTAAACTTGATCTTAGCCCTTGCCTCGTCGGACAGATTGGAAACACCCTTTGCATCCTGCACAAGACGCAAGTTGATCGGACCGTCTGGGTAGACGAATTCCTGACCTTCGGCCACGGTGTAGCGACTGAGCGGTTTAGCTATAGAGTCACGATTGGGCATAAAAGCTCCTTAAACTCGAACCCACACTTACAAATCCAATACGGTTGGCCGAAGCTCCCAGAAGGAACTCGCTGATCTGGTCCTCGTCCACAACTAGGGCAAGCAGAATATGCCTGAGATTGCACGGGCTTACCGTCTGGTCCTACAAGAACTGGTTGTTCCATTATGCAATCTCTTTCGTACAGTAGATGTTGAATCCCACTTCATACCTCAGGTTCGAATCCTGCCCAAGACTGAACGGCGGCTGCTGTGGCTTCACAGTCAGGTAAATCGCAGACCCACTCGAGATCGTCCCTGGCTGTAACTCTGCGAGCGCCTTGTAAGCGATGCGGGCTTTAGCCATCGGTGCCGAGTAATTTCCAGGCTCCCCTCTGAACATAAGTTGAAGAGCCGGAGTCTCGTATTTAATCCCCACAGTTCCAAACTGATAATCCGGCGCGAGCCCGCCGTATTCGATCAAAGCCCCAAGCGTATTCGGCGTTGCCGCCATGATCCCAAGATAAATCGTCCCCAGACCCCCCAACCCTGTGAGGAAAGCCAGAATTTCAAGTCCAGGTGTAGTCGACATTAGAAGCCTGTGTCTTCCATATTTTCAGCAATATTCCGAAGTATGAACGGAGCTTCTTCGTTCATGACACTCTCGAGGAACTTCGCTTGCCCAACTGGATGATGAACCCCGAGGCGCTCATGCACCGGAATCGCATAATTCACAACTTGAAGTCCAGTCCTAGTAGTGACTGGAGTAGAACCACCGTAGCTCAGGGTGATAGAAACATCACCAGATGTGACAGTCGGCTTCGTCACCCTCCCCGACTCCTTTAGAGCGGTGGTGCCAACAGGAACTCGTTTTTGTGAAAGTTCCATAATTCGTAAACCTTCTTGATAGAGCTCATCCGCAAATTTATCCCGAACCTTCTTGCTGAGACCTTTCAAATTGGCCTGCAACTCCCGGATACCGGTTAAGACGATTCCGTCAGCCATTAGCCTAGACTCACTTCGTACATATACGGCGAGTTAGTCGCAGGGTCCACCAGACCAGTTCTCTTTTCTTCCGTTGGACCACCTATCGTCAGAATTGGGCCAGTATAGCCACTTGGTAAGACAAATTTGTCGCGAGGGTCAACAGGCTCGATCCGCCCCGTCGCCCCATTCGCAGTAATCGGTCTCAAAATGAGAATCTTCGCCCTTTGGATTATGTCCTGCCCACTCGTCTGCAAAAGAACTTCTTTCTCCTCGACGATGGCTAAACGATTGACCGCAGTCGCGAAAGTAGGTGTCCCGTACGTAGCGTCATTCCCAGTCCACGCCGCGTGTGTTACCGTCACCTGCAACGAG